GAACCGCTGCGAGCGTCATTTCGCTTTTAGCGACAAATTGGGGTGGTTTTGACCCATGCGGCAACGCGGTCAGAAATCGACTGAAGCAGCAATGGCGCTGGCTCGCATTAGCGGCCTGGAGACGATCCGGCGGCCTGATCCGCCTTCCGAGCTGACGGATGAGCAGGCGGATGAATGGCGGGCGGTTGTTGGTCGGTTACCGGCGGATTGGTTTGGGAGAGAGACGTTTGGCCTGCTTTGCCAGTATGTTCGGCATGTTTCCAGAGCACGGAGATTGGCACAACTGGCGGATGAAATGGAGCGGTCGCCGGATTTCGATATTGGCGAGTATGCAAAAGTGACGGCGCTTGAAGCGGCACAGTCGGCGGCGATGTCATCGCTAGCAACGCGGATGCGTATTTCGCAGCAATCCTCGTACAACAAGATGGCGCGCAAGGCGGCGCAAGCTCCAGCCATGCCTTGGGAACCTTACATCGAGAAGCAGGCGGCCTAGTTGGCACGACCGAAAACTGCCGCCACCAAGGTCATTGAGTTTATCGAGACCCATTGCCGCGTGCCCGAAGGACGCGACGTTGGCAAGCCGGTGCGGTTGCGCGAGTGGCAGAAGGAAAACATACGCCGCATCTACAACAACCCGCACGGCACGCGGCGTGCGATCATCAGCTTTGGAAGGAAGAACGGAAAGACGGCATTTGCTGCGTTCCTGCTCCTGGCGCACATCTGCGGGCCGCAGGCAAAGCCTAACAGCCAACTGAACAGCGCGGCGCAGTCTCGGGATCAGGCCGCGATCCTGTTCAGCCTGGCGGCGAAGATCGTCCGGCTGTCGTCGACGCTGCTGCCGGCGATCGTCATCCGCGACAGCTTGAAGGAGATCGCCTGTCCCGGCCTCGGGACGATCTACAAGGCGCTGTCGGCCGACGCGAGCCATGCCTTTGGGCTGTCTCCGGCCTTCATCGTGCATGACGAGCTCGGCCAGGTTAAGGGGCCACGCTCGCCTCTCTATGACGCTCTGGAGACGGCGGTTGGTGCGCACGACAACCCGCTATCTGTCATCATCTCGACGCAGGCGCCGACCGACAACGATTTGCTGTCGGTGCTGATTGACGATGCCAAATCAAAGCAAGACCCGCGCGTTATCCTGAGCCTCTACTCGGCCCCGGACGATACCGCCGATCCGTTCGGCGAGGAGGCTATCCGGGCGGCCAATCCGGCATTTGGCGACTTCCTGAACGCCAAGGAAGTGCTGGCGATGGCGGAGGACGCGCGGCGCATGCCGTCGCGCGAGGCCGAGTATCGCAACCTCGTGCTGAATCAGCGGGTGGAGGTGAGCAGTCCCTTCATCTCGCGCACGACATGGGACGCTTGCCGCGGCGCGGTGCTCGACAGTTTCGAGGGCCTGCCGATCTATGGCGGCCTCGATCTGTCGGCGACCGCCGATCTGACGGCGCTGGTGCTGATGGCTCCATACCAGGGAAGGTTTCATGTGAAACCGACCTTCTGGCTGCCGCAGGAGGGACTGCGGGAGAAGGCTGCGCGCGACCGCGTGCCGTATGATTTGTGGCAGCGTGAGGATTTCCTTGAGACGACGCCGGGACGATCGGTCGAGTACGAGTTCGTGGCCGAATATTTGCGCGGCGTTTTCGACCGCTACGATGTCCAGGCGCTCGGATTCGACGACTGGAATTACCGGCACCTAAAACCGTGGCTGATCCGGGCGGGTTTTCCGGAAGACGAGCTTGAGGCGAAGTTCCTCCCGATCCGGCAGAACTACAAGGAAATGTCGCCGGCATTGCGCAGTCTCGAAAGCGCGTTGCTGGAACGTAAGCTGGTGCATGACGGGCATCCGGTGCTCGCCATGTGCGCGGCGAATGCCGTGGTGGTGAGCGACGGCAAGGATAATCGCATGCTGACCAAGCTGAAGAGCCGCGGCCGCATTGACGGCATGGTGGCGCTCGCGATGGCGCAGGCAGTGGCCGGCACATACGAGGCGGAGCCGGAGCTCGACATCATGGCGCTAGCCGCCTTCGCATAGGGGATTTTTCATGGCTCTAACTGTCATCAACGGCCCTGTTATCGGGGCCGGCGAAAGCCTGTCGGACGGGGTTGACCTCGCCGGCGGTCAGCTCGTGCGGATCACCGCGCCGAAGGAATGGGGCGGAGCTAACATCAGTTTTCAGATCTCCAGCGATGGCAACGGATACAACGATCTCTACACGGCGCGCGGCGACGAGGTGGTCATCCCATGCGGCGCCGGACGGGCGATCGTGATCGACGAAAAATGGTGGAAGGCGATCGCGTTCCTAAAGGTTCGCTCTGGCACGTCGGAGGCGCCTGATCCGCAAACAGACCGCCAGGAGTTCGCGGTCGCGGTGTGGTCAGAGCAATCCGCCTGACGCCTTAATCCCATAGAGGGGTTTTCCTCAAATGACGCTCTACCGCACGACGGTCTCGGCCGGCGAGGGGATGGATTTTGTCCTTTCGGATGGCACCCTCGATCGGCACGGCACGCGCATCAACCCGCGCGGCTGGGAGGTTGGCAAGTACTTGCCGGCGCTGTTCGGTCATGCCGGAATCCCGATCGGCCAGTGGGAAAACGTGCGGGTCGAGGGCGAGCGCCTGCTCGGCCGCCTGGCAATGGCGGCAAAGGGCACCAGCGCGCGCATCGATGAGCTCCGCTCCCTGGTCGAGCAGGGTATTCTCCGCGCCGTCAGCGTTGGCTTTGAGGTGCTCGACTACGGCAAGCCGGGGCAAACTGAGTTCGACATTGAGCGGCAGAGCCTTGTCGAGGCGAGCCTCGTCACCATTCCGAGCAATCCAAACGCTCTCGCGCAAGCGCGGGCGCTGAACATCTCTGAATCTACCCTTGGCCTGGTCTTTGGCGAGCAAGCCGCAAGACCGGCGAAGTCTAACGGCAGGCACGCCGCGACATCTCCGATCAACGGAAACCCAAAAATGGACATCTCAACGCGCATTGAAACTGCGCAGGCTGATCTCAACGCGGCGCGCGATGCGCTGACCGCGCATCTCAAGGACGACAACGCCGACACCGAGCAGACCAACGTTTTCAGCACCGCGATTCAGGAGCGCGAGAAAAAGCTCGCGTCACTGGAACAGGCGGAAAAGGCGCTTGCGGTGCGTGCCGGTGAAACCGCGCCGGTGAAGGCGGAACTGCCGAAGCGTAAGCCGCTCGGCATGGCGCTGAAGGACACCTCGCCGCGGGATCACTTCATCCGCGCCGCGAGCGTGCACTTGCTGTCCTACATGACGCGGCAACCGCTAGAGCAGGTGCTCGAACAGCGTTACGGCGAATATCGCGATTACGAATATACGCAGATCATGACGCGCGCCGCGGTGGCGGCGGCGACGACGACGACGGCCGGATGGGCGGCTGAACTGGTGCAGACGGCGACGACGGAATTCCTGAGCAATCTGAATGCCGACGCGGTGTTTCCGCGCCTGGCAGCGCTCGGAACTCAAATGAGTTTCGGGCCGAATGCCGGGGCTATCAAGATCCCATCGCGGGCCACCACGCCATCGATCGGCGGCTCGTTCGTGGCGGAAGGCGGCGTCATTCCGGTTCGCCGCCTCGGCCTGACTTCGATCACGCTGACGCCGCACAAGATCGGCGTCATCTCGGTATTTACGCGCGAGATCATGCGCTACAGCAACCCGACGATCGAAAGCATCGTTCGCGAGGCGATCAACGAAGATACGCAGATCATGATCGACTCGCTGCTGCTCGACGCAACGGCGAGCTCAGCGACGCGGCCGGCCGGCCTGTTATTCGGCGTGTCGGCGACCACGGCCTCGGCGGCGGCGACCGCCTATGCCAAGATCCTGGCAGACCTGAAGGCGCTCTCCTCGCCGTTCTATGCGGTGAATGCCGGGCGCAAACTGGTGCTGCTGGTCAATCCGGCCAATGCCCTGGAACTGTCGATGGCGCCGGGGCCGGACGGAACGTTCGGTTGGGTCAACGGGATAACCCAGCGGTTCACTATCCTTGAGAGCACCAATGTCACCTTAAACAAGGTGATCATGATCGACGCGGCAGATCTGGTCTCGGTGCTCGGAGCGCCTGAGTTCGAGCTATCCGAGCAGGCGACGCTGCACATGGAAGACACCACGCCGCTTGCTATCGGCACCGCCGGCTCGCCGGCAACGGTCGCGGCGCCTGCCTCGTCCATGTTCCAGGAGGCAAAGGTCGCGCTGCGTATGCTGCTCGATGCCAACTGGGCCATGCGGCGCACCGGAATGGTCCAGTACATCACAACGGTTAGCTGGTCATAATCTGACAACGAAAGGAGCCATACGATGGCTGCGACAAAGGCAATCGGAACGGACGACAAGTCCGCGTGGAAGCCGGGCGAAACGCGCACTTACGAAGAGGCGTTGAACGCGCCAATCGAGCCGGCAACGCCGACACAGGCGGAGCTAGACGCCATGAAGAGCGGCGAGGAGATCGAGCCGGCGCCGGAAGGCGAAACGGCGGAGGCCAGGAAACATCGCGAGGAGGAGGCCCGCAAGAAGCGCGAGGCCAAGGCCGAGGCGGACAAGCACGCGAGCTACCAAACGCGCCATGCCTAACTGGCTATCGCGTGTGTTCAAGCCTTCGGCGGCACGCACCGCCGAAGGGGCCTACAGAGCCGGGCCGTATATGCTTTCCGATGGCTGGCTGCCGGCTGGCGCGCCGTGGAATTTCTGGCAGCAAGGCATATCGCCCCAACCCTACGGTGAAGCCTCGGCGATGGTCGAGGCTTGCATCTCGGCCTATGCGCAGACGACCGCCATGTGTCCCGGCGATCACTGGCGGGCGCTCGACAACGGCGGGCGCGAGCGGGTGACGAGCTCGGCGCTGTCGCGCATTCTGCGGCGGCCGAACGATTACATGACGATCTCCGACTTCCTGATGAACATCACACGCCGCCTCTACTCGCGCGGCGAGGCGTTCGCAGTGGCTATCAGGAGCGATCGCGCCGAGATCACCGAGCTGCACTGGATGCGCGACGGTCAGGCGCAGGTCGGCGAAGACGGCTCGATCTTCTACAGCCTGCGCGGCAATGAGGTGCTGGAGCAGCGTATCGACATGTCGGTGCCGGTTCCGGCGCGCGATGTGCTGCATGTGCGGCTGCATACGCCGAAGCATCCGCTGAAGGGTGTTAGCCCGATCCTGGCAACCACACTCGAACTCGCCATGAATGGCGCGGCGCTGAATCAGCAGGTTCAATTCTATCTCAACCAGGCACGCCCCTCGTTCATCCTGGAGACGGACGAGAAGCTTACCAAAGAGCAGATGGAAATCTTCCGCAACTTCTGGCGCGAGCAGACGAGCGGCGCGAATGCCGGCGGAACGCCGATCCTGAATTGGGGGATGAAGGCGCGTGAGATCACCAAGTCGGCGAGCGACGGCCAACTCGCTGACATGCTGAAAATGTCCGACGCCAATGTCGCTCTGGCGTTCCGGGTGCCGTTGCCGGTGCTCGGCGTCGGCGGAACCACGTTCGCCTCGACCGAGCTGCTAATGCAGAGCTGGATCGCCTCGGGGCTGGGCTTCTGCCTGAACCACATTGAAGAGAGTTTCGGCCAGTTGTTCCGGCTGAAGGGCTGGCCGGACGAATACCTTGAACTCAATACTGCGGCGCTGTTGCGCTCCGCGCACCGCGAGCGGATCGAGGCGCTGGCGCGCGGCGTGATCAGCGGCATTTTCTCGCCGGACGAGGCAAGAGCCAGCGAGGATCTGCCGGCCGTCACTGGTGGGCATGGGGCAATGCCGCGCGTTCAGCAGCAGGTCGTCGGATTAGACTGGCACGACAAGAATCCGGCGCCAACGCCTGACGCGCCGCCGGACCAACAAGACGAAAGCGAGGGCGCCGATGCAGAAGAGCGGCAATATTATCCCGCTGAAATCGCCGACAGCATCCTTGAATACGCCGCAACTATTCACTGAGGCGTTACGCCAGGCTCTCGGCATTGTCGTTGCTCGCTCGCAGGCGGATTTAGAGCTGGTCAGGGAGCGTGCCGACGCGATCGTTGCGGCGGCCAATGCGCGCGTGGCCGAATCCGAGGCGCGCGTCGCCCGCATGGAGCAGAGCGTTGCCGATCGGCTGGCGGCTGTGCGTGACGGCGTTAACGGCAAGGACGGCAAGGACGGCAAGGACGGCGAGCGCGGGGAGCAGGGCGAGCGTGGCGAGCCTGGTCCCCAGGGTAACGCCGGCAACGATGGCCGATCGTTCGCCATACGCGGCACATGGATGGAGTCGGAGACCTATGCTGCGCTCGACGTGGTGGCGCTCGGAGGCGCATCATTTGGTGCCAGGCGCGACGATCCGGGGCCATGTCCCGGCGACGGCTGGCAGCTTATCGCGGCGCAGGGCAAACGCGGCAATGCCGGCGAGCGTGGAGCCTCGGTGAAGGGCGAGCGCGGCTTGCCTGGGGTGGCTCCGGCGTCGATGGCCGTCGATGACGACGGCCTGCTTACGCTAACCAATGCGGACGGGTCGCGCGTGACATGCGACCTCTACCCGCTGCTTTCCCGGCTAGTGCGCTAATGGCAATGGAACTGATCACGCCGGCCGCGCCGGTCGTCAGTTGGGCCGAGGCCGACGCGCATCTGCGGCTCGACGGCGACACCAGCCAGCAAAGCTATGTCGAGGGACTGGTCGCCGCGGCGACGGCGCATCTCGAGGCGGTGACCAACCAGGCATTCGGGGCGCAGACCTGGGAACTGACGCTCGGGACATTTCCGGCCGGCGAGATCCTGCTGCCGCGTGGCCCGCTGATCTCGGTGACGTCGGTCAAGTATGACGACATAGACGCGGTGGAAATGACAGTGGCGGCGGAAAACTACGTCGCCGATACCGCGAGAAATCCCGGCTACGCGGTGCCGGTCTTTGGCTATTCCTGGCCGGCAACGGCCGCCGGTGGCATCAATGCGGTGCGCGTGCAATTCCAGGCGGGCCGTTCGCTGATCCCGGCACAGGTAAAGCCGGCGGTGCTGCTGCTGGTGGAGCACTGGTACGGCAACCGGTCGGCGGTGTCGGAGCTCAGCCTTTTGGAAGTTCCGATCGCTACCTATCCGCTGATCGCGTCGCTGCGGCTGCCGGCGTGCTGACATGAGCAATGCCGGCGACCTGCGCAAAACAATGTCGTTCGCAAAGCCGGATGATGTCGACGACGAATATGGCAACCCGTCCACGGGCTGGCAGGACATGTTCACGTTGCATGCGCAGATCACGCCGCGGCTCGGCGGCGAGACGGTCGAGGCGGCACGTCTCGCGGGGCAGCAGCCGGTGGTTATCCGGCTGCGCTATTCGCTCAACGCAAAGCAGATCCGCACCGATTGGCAGGCGACCGATGTGGATAGCGGCATTGTCTACAACGTGCGGGCCGTAACAGATCCCTTCCTGGGAAATGCCAGGCACGGCCAGTGGATCGACGTGCTCGCTGAGAGTGGAGTTGCCGTCTGATGCCGTGCGCGAAGTGCCAGCAACGGCGCGAGGCCATCGCCAGGATCGCACAGGAAGTCGGCACGATAATGTTCGGAGCAAAGCGAGTGCTCTCTAGGCCAACTCCGGTAGTGCAATCAAAGGACGAGAATGAACGTTGAGCTTGAGTTGCAGGGCTCGATTGTCCAGCAACTGAAAGCCGATCCGGTTGTCACGTCTCTAATTAACGGTCGCGTTTACGACAACCCGCCAGCCAATCCCGTATTCCCCTACGTCAGCATCGGGCCGGTCGATAGCAATCAGGATGACGCCGATTGCATCCTCGGCCTTGAGGTGGCGCAGCAGATCGATTGCTGGAGCCGCGCGACCGGGTTTCCCGAATGCAAGAAGCTCGTCGATGCGGTGCGCTCTGCGCTGCACGACTACAGCCCCGACCTCGACAGCAATGCAGTCGTGTTTTTCGAGCATCGCACGACGAGGATCACAAGAGACCCTGACGGGATCACCAGCCACGGCATCCTTGGTTTCGAAGCCGCAATAGAACGCCAATAGCAGTAACGACGACTGACTAACCAAACAAAACCCCGACTTCGGCCGGGGTTTTTTGTTGCCCGGATGCCACCCAAGAAAGGATCAATACAATGGCCCAGCCAGTAACCGCCAAATTCGGCAAGATGCTTATCGAGCTTGGCGACGACGCCACGCCGACCGTCTATGCGGCTCCTTGCGGCTTTACCAGCAAGGGCGTCACGATCAGCAAGAATCTGCAGGAAGTGAACATCCCCGACTGCGACGACCCCGATGCTCCGACCTGGGTCGGCCGCGACGTGCTCAGCCAATCGGCGACAATCACCGGCGACGGCGTGGCGGCAGCCGAGAGCGTGCCCGACTGGGATGACGCAGCAATGTCAACCGAGAGCGTTCCGATGCGCGTCACGATCGACTTCGGCGCCGGCGCCGGCACAAAAGTCATCACCGGCAACTTCCATGTCGACTCCGAGGCTTACGCCGCGGCGCAGGGCGGGCGCGTGACGCTCGCCATCAATGCCGTGTCGGATGGCGAGGTGACCGCGGTCTGGACCGCGACGCCATGATCGGCGACGGCTCGGCGGTGTTTTCGGCCGCCGGCAAGGATTGGTCGTTCCGGTTGACGATCGGCCAGTGGATCAAGTTGCAGAAGCATTTTGGCGGCGGGCCGCAGAAGATTTCGGCACGCTTCGGCGGCGACGATTGGGTGGTCGAGGACGTGCGCGAGATGATCGAGCGCGGCCTTGAGGGTGCCGGCATGGACGCCAACGACGCACGCGTCT